TGTCTCTTCATCTACATCTGCATGGAGTACCGTAAGTAGCGTAAATATGACGGCACCTTCTACAGCTTATTTTGCTGCACCTGTTATTATCTGTTCCAGCACTGTTACGTCAGAAATTCATTATATTGACGCGTGTCAACTTGAACAGTCAACAACCGCAACGTATTTTCAAGAAGCCAGACAATTACAAGTTTTTGTACAACCTAATAGAACAAATTTAGTATCATATTCAAATTTTGATTACGCGAGTGTAGGAACATGGAGCGCTCTTAATGCTAACTTAACAATAGCAAAAGTTGGTCAAAGCAGTTATTTAAATACAAACACTCCATCAAGCGTCTTTTTTTGTAAAGCAACTTCTACAGGTTCTTCTGATGTAACTATTAGTATGGCTTCTAGTACATCAAATTATATAGCCGTTTCTGGAGGTAACCAATATACATACGATGTCAATTTAGTTACTGCTAGTGACAATTCTCCAACTGTTGGTTCAAACGCATATTTACAAATTGATTGGTATGACAGCTCATACGTATCGCTAAGCAGCTCTCACTCGTATTCTGCAATTACCCCTCTGTACCCAGCGTCTGCAACAAACTTTAGTTTAGAAGCAGTTGCGCCAACAACAGCTGCTTATGCAAATTTAAAAATTGTATGGCAAGCGCCTGTAGGTTCTGGATATGCGTTTTTATTTAACAGCGTCTTATTTGAAAATCAACCTTATTTTATTGATTTCTTTAATGGAGATATTGGTTATGCTGATATTGGAGACCTTGCGTGGGGTGGAACTGCAGGTTCAAGTCAAAGCTATTATTATAAAAATAGATTAGCAACTAAAGCAATATTAAACGCTAATTTAGCCAGCTTTTTGCCTTACGGTTCTAATTTTGCAGTCTATTACAGACCAAGCTAAGCTTGTCACATTATGACAACACTTGTCCTTATTTCGTGTTTTACTGCGTTTTTTATAGTTTTGTTTGAACGTTTTATCCATTTAGGCGTTATGAAAATTGCTGTCTCCGTTGTCTTTTCTGTGACTGGTTGTGTGCTTTTGGGCGGTTTGTCCATAAAAGAATATCCTGTCTACATAGGCGCTTCTTGCTTCTTATCCCCTTTCCTAGCGCTAAGTTCTGACAAATTGTCGAAATTTACTAAAGCTGTGGTTACACCGCTTAGAAGAAATCCCTAACATCATATAGACTGGCGCTCCCTTCAACTATAAGGAGCAGCCATGGCTGAATCAGCATATCTACTAATTGCAGGAAACGGTAAAACCTCTAGCCTTAATGTAGAGGCGTTATTAAATGATTACATCATCTTGCTTAAACAAAGAAAACAAAGACCTGTCATTACACTTGTTTGCGATAGCTACCCTTCAGAGGGTCAGCAATACGCGGTTAATATAGCAAAAGAGAAGGAAATAGAGTTAATTGCTTATGTTACCGAAGATTCCAAAGCTGCAGGTCTTCCTGGTGGCACAAGTTTTACTGTTACGGATGCCCCATACAAAGAGGCAAGTAAGCTTTTTAAGGATGATTCCAAAGCGTATGGGTTACTTCTATGGGATGACGAAGACCCGCGTTGTTTAGACGCGTTGGCAAGCTTCAGCGCCAAAGGAATACCGTGTTATGATTTAACCAACGGCTTGATTGATATTACCCCAGTAGTAGGAATTAAGCCTAAAAAAGCTCCTACAATGCCTTTGACCGAGGTTAACGTAGAACCTCATTCTGATGAAGAAGAGGGTCTTGTAGAGGAGCTAGAGGAAGAAGAAGAAGACCTTTCTGAAGAGTTAGAGGAGTACACAGAGGAAGAAGAAGTCCTCATGGAAACTCTTTACGACGCTATGAATGGTTTTGCAAAGATAATGGCTCGTATGATTATCACTGAGATGAAAAAGTCTGAGTGAAGCCACACGAAGAGGAAGCCACTGTCTCTTTAGAGGCTATGGCTTACTATATGTATATATCCGCAACAGGCTGTCGAATTACTGCAGACAGCCTAAGCGAGCGATTTCCTAAAAAAGGTCGTAAGTACTTTTTAAGAATACTTAAAGAGTTACGCGATGCAGGAGGAATCGAGACTAAGCGAGAAATAATTTCCTCGGACCTAACAGGCAATACATACACCACCGTATCGCGCCTTACAGAGTTCCCTGAGCGGAGTCCCCAAAAGGCACTCCTGATACTGCTATTAACTCCATATGGTCAATTAGCTAACTATTCCATAGACCCTAAAGACAATATCTCTATTAAACTTAAATATAATAAAATACACACGAACGCGGACGCGTCGCGTGACGAAGAGTATAAAACTTTTTTAAAAATTGGAGAAACTGCGATGGACTTTGAAAGCCTCTCGCCAGAAGACCGAGAATATTTGGACGAGCAAGCTCGCGAGCACATCGCTTATAAAGAGGAGCTAAGCGCTCAACGTGAGCAACGTAGGGAAGAAGCTCGAACAGAAAAGTTTAAAATTAGGGATAGGCGCCGAACAAGCCCTGCACTGTGGACCGCTTCAGATAGCGCTTACTACTTTGCCGAACTTTTAGCTGACCGCTGGGATGTTCCGCGTCTTAGAATAAAAGAGACAAGGTTTATTCCAGCTTTATTCTCTACTAGGGCAAAATACGGCACTAAAGGCGACATAGAGAAAAAAATGGCAGAAATTTATTTAGCCTCGCCCCATGTTCAGGCTATTAAAGACCCCGAAAAAATTTGGAGAGGGTTTTTAGCAAACTTTAGTTCTTTAATTGAACGAGCAAAAGTTGAACTTTATGATTCAAAGCAGGTAAGCTCTTGGTCTGAACAACAGAAATTAAAATCTGCAAGATTGGAGATGTAATGTATGACGTTGAGTCACTAAAAATACGTCGAAAGTCTTGGTTCAAGGTTGCAGCTATTCCAGCAGCTTCTGTAGGAAAAACATTAAAAGATTGCTACGACATTGATGACGACGTGATGAACCATATTAAATCTTGGGTAACTCATGTTCGTTCTAATAAGGTTATACGCGCTTACGGTAAGCCACAGTGCGGTCTAGGATTGCTTTTAATAGGAGAGCCTGGGATGGGTAAGACAACTCTTGCCTCTTCTATACTGCAGGAAATGATTACAACTTTTGGTTTAGAGTCTTTTGATTGCCAAAACAACGTCCTTATCAGACCGTGCTATTTTACGTCTTATGTTAAATTATTAGCTCTTAAGGCTAGAATTATTGATAACTCATATTCACAGTGGGACGAGCGTATTTATTATGGCGTACTTGGGGAAGCTGGTGATGACTCCTATAACATCCGTGTATTAGTTATTGATGACCTTGGCAAAGAGCATAAAACTTCTAGCGGATGGAATATGAATTTCTTTCATGAAGTGCTCAGAACTCGACATGAGAACGGCTTACCAACGATAATTACCACAAATGTTTCTGCAGATATGCTTGGAGATATTTATGGAAACGCCACACAAAACTTTTTTGAGGAAGCCTTTTTTGGTATAGAAGTTAAAACGAAGGTAGGTAATCTAAGATTAAAGGCGTGAAAAGTTACAGATTACTGCAAATTTTCCTTAGCACTAAGGATACGTCTCACCCTGGAATTTTTGAAGTTTCTATAGGGTTAGGTGACGATTTGCGTTGCAATTGTCCAGGATTTGTTGGCAGAGAGACTTGCCGACACATTTCGTATGTTAAAACAAAAATGGAAAGTAACAATGGCGTGTATCCTTTGGCAATATCAAGTAAAGCGTCAGCTTACGACACGGAAATCTCAAAGAGTTCTAATAGAACAATGAGAGATTTTATTATTAAGTTTGGAAAAATAGAGGTATTTTAAATGTACAAAGGCGACATCAGCAACGAGTTGCCTAAAAGATTTTTGGTACATTTAGATGTGGTTGTTACATCAACCCCAGAAATAAAAAAAGTATTTAAAGTAATACCTCAAATTAAATATAAAACTGAATATAACATGGCTGCGTTAAGCAGGTTTTACTTGCACGCGTCTAAAGTGGGGGATACTTTAGAACTTGTCACTACTGATAAAAATTTGGAGTATGTTCAAGAGGTTGTTGACTATCTAGATAAGGTCGGTACCAATCCTTTTCGCTATTCCACTGCTTATGAGTCTATAGAGCATCTAGTTTCAGAGTTACCCTATAGACCTGAAGTTGTAGGTGTTGTCGATATCCCACAAAGGTTGTTAAGGTATGGTCATTGGGGATATACGTTTGCTGATTTATTTGGGGGGTGAGATTTGAACAACGAACTTAAACTGTTGCACAGGGCGATAGCAGATAGAGATTTATCACCATTGCTATCTCGCGGAATATCTGTAGAATGGTTTTCTGACACTGATGATAAAAATTTGTTTAAGTTTATATCTGACCATTTTGTTACTTATTCAGAATGCCCTAGCGAAGATGCTGTAAAACGAAACTTTCCTAACTTTGTTCTAGAACAACCCGAAGATTCTATCGACTACCTTATAGATTCTTTTATCCAGGATAGGCGTAAAGCAGCGACGTTTGCTCTTTTAAAAGATGCAATTAATATCTATGAACAGCTAGACCATGAGCAGGCGATTCTTGCTTTGCAAGGCGGTTTAAGAAAGATAGATGAAAGTACGTTTACAGGTAGTCGAGATGTAAGCATTAAAGAAACTGCAGATGAACGGTATGAAGAATATTTAAATAGAAAGGGTAACCCTGACGGAATTATAGGGTACCGCACTGGTTTTCCTACAATTGATAAGAGCACAGGTGGTATACAAAAAGGTCAACTTATTGTTGTAGCTGCCCTTCCAAAGACTGGTAAGTCTACTATTTGCATGCAAATGGCTATTAATATGCAACTTGCAGGGCAGAAGATTATGTTTCAATCTTACGAGATGACAAACCTTGAACAGACGGCTAGATACGATGCTTTAAGAGCTAAGATTTCTCATTTTCGTTTAATGACAGGTTCTTTAATTGACGAGGAAGAGTCTAGATTTCGTTCAAGCTTAAACGTAACTAAGCAACTTGACAGTGACTTTGTGTTTCCTGACCAAACTATTGGTAGAACTGTTACTGGAATTGCTAATAAAATTCAATTGTTGCAACCCGATGTTATTTTTATTGACGGTGTTTATCTAATGACTGATGAACTATCTGGGGAGATGCAGACTCCACGTGCCCTTACTGGCATAACAAGAACTCTTAAAAACCTTGCAATGAGGGTTAACAAGCCTATTATTATCAATACTCAGTATCTAGCTCATAAAACAAACAAAGGTAAAGCTACGATTGACTCTATTGGTTACGCTTCGTCTTTTGCTCAGGATGCAGATATCGTTATGGGTTTAGAGCGCGAATCAGAAGAAGTTGACGATATGCGAATCCTTAAAATTATGGCAAGCCGTAACTCTGGTCCAGCTGAGATATCTTTAACGTGGGAATGGGAAAAAGGAATTTTTAAGGAGCAAGAGGAGTCAGATTTAGATGACTACTGATGAAATGGTGGAGCTTTTAGAAAAATTAGATATGGAACCTAAAGAGGTTCAAGGTAAAGAAGTTAAGGCTAAATGCCCAGCTCATTTTGAAAGAACTGGAAAAGAAGATAAGAACCCGTCTTTTTCTATTAATGCCTCTACTGGAGCTTTTCGTTGTTGGTCTTGCAATTTTAGAGGAAACTTGCAATTTTTAGTTGCTTATATAGGTAATGTTGCTTTAGAAGATGTAGAAAGCTATCTACTGAGTAAAGACGATTACCTTAGCAAGCAGTTATCTAAAATAGGGGAAGAGTTAAAAAGTGACGCACCGCCCGTTGTTCTTCATGAGTCTGAATTAGCTTTATATATTGAACCTCCAACAGATGCGCTAGCGAGCAGAGGTTTGACAAAAGAAAGTGCTCGTAAATATGGATTGCTTTTTGATAAAAAACGTTTAACTTGGATTATTCCAATCCGTGACCCAGCTACTAATGCCTTGTGGGGCTGGCAGGAAAAAGGTTACAAAGGCAGATATTTTATGAATTTTCCTGAAGGAATTAAAAAAGGAAGAGCGCTTTTTGGGTATTACCAAAGCAGAGATTGTAAAGATATAGTTGTTGTAGAATCTCCGTTAGATGTAGTTAGGTTAGATTCTGTGGGTGTCAAAGGCGGGGTAGCTGTCTACGGGGCGATGCTTACCAAAGAACAGTTAGCGTTACTTGATACAAAACAAAACATGTATTTAGCCTTAGATAACGATGAGGCTGGTATGCGTTCTTCTCAAGATGTGCTTAAATGGGCTAACGGTTTAAATAAAGAGCTGTGGTTTTTTAACTATTCAAATACTGACATGAAAGATGTTGGTGGTATGAGTAAGGCAGAAATTTACGAAGGAATAACAACTGCGCGGATATCTTTAAGAAAAGGGGCTTTCTCACAATGATTATTGGACTATCTGGTTATGCGCAATCAGGAAAAGATACAGTAGCTGATTACCTAGTAAAAAACCATGGTTACACAAGGGTTGCATTTGCTGATGGAGTTCGAGATTTTCTTTATGAAATTAATCCAAGATTGTGGATAAACATAGACACGCTAACTTCTATAAAATATCTTGTGGATTCAAGAGGATGGGATGAAGCTAAAAAAATTGAAGAAGTTAGGCGTTTATTACAAAATGTAGGTGTTGGCGCTAGAAAACAATTTGGTGACTTAATCTGGGTTAACATGGTGCTTAATAAAATAAATTTTACAGGTAATTATGTTATTACAGACGTTCGATTTAAAAATGAAGCTGCTTTTATTAAAAAACGGGATTATGCAACTATTTGGCGTGTAGACCGTCCAGGAGTTGGACCAGTCAACGACCATGTGTCCGAAATAGAGATGGATGATTGGGATTTTGATTGTCGTTTTATAAATGACGGGTCAATTGAATCTTTAGAATTTCAAGTAAAAATACGGTTGTCACAAGATGTTTAAAGGTACGCTATTACCTTATCAACCAGAGGCTGTAGACAAAATGTGTGATATAGGAAAAATCCTTGTTGCATATGATTTAGGATTGGGAAAAACAGTTCTTACTATTGCTGCGTTAGAACGGTTAAAAGAAGAAAACAAAGTTAATGCTCCAGGAATTGTTATTTGCTTGTCGTCATTAAAATATCAATGGGCAAATCAAATTACTAAATTTACCGAAGCAACTTCTAAATCAATTGTTATCGACGGCACTCCTTCAAAAAGAGCTGAACAATATATGTCGGTAATAAACGATGGTCTTGAAAAAACTGACTATGTAATTATTAATTACGAACAAGTAGTAAACGATTGGAAATTTGTTCAAAAACTTCCGAGAGCTTTTATTGTTATTGATGAAGCTACTGCAATTAAATCTTTTAAATCTAAAAGGTCTAAACATGTAAAAGCTTTGTCTGACGCTCCTTACAAGTTTGCCCTTACAGGTACGCCCATTGAGAACGGGAAGCCAGAAGAGTTGTACAGCATTATGCAATTTGTTGATAACAAACTGTTGGGTAACTTTGATGTGTTTGATAAAACGTTTATTGTTAGAAACCATTGGGGAGCCGTATCTCGTTATAGAAATCTTCATACTCTCCATGAGCGATTAAAACAAGCTTGTGTGAGAAAATCTCAAAAAGACCCTGACGTAGCTCCTTATCTTCCTGAAGCTATTCACAAAGAACCAATGTTTATTCCTTTTGATAGAAAAACAGCCAAATTATATAACCGCATAAAAGAAGATTTGCTTAACGATTTAGATGACGCTGAAGCTTTGTTTGGTACAACTTTTAACATACTTGCCCATTATGGTTTAGAAAGTCAGTGGGGAGGACCAGAGAACGAATTACGCGGAAAATTAATGTCAAAAATTGGCGCTCTTAAAATGCTCTGTTCTCACCCTGAACTTCTTAAGATTAGCGCAGCTAAATTTCACGAACAAGGTGGAGACGGGTCTGCTTATGCAGCCGAGTTAGTTGATTCTGGATTTTTAGAAGATATCACTAAGAGTGAGAAACTTAAATCTTTAGTTGCCTATGTAAAAGAATTTTTAGATGTTTCTGAAGATAATAAAGTAGTTATATTTGCTACGCACGTTCACATGTTAGATATTATTAAAAAAGAGTTAGGAGAAAGCATATGCAAACTTTATTCAGGAAAATTAAATGCACAGCAAAAAGAAGATAACAAAGTTGCTTTCAACACGGATTCGCGTATTCGCGTTCTTATCAGCTCTGATGCTGGTGGCTATGGGGTTGATTTACCTGCTGGGAACTTACTTATCAACTATGACCTTCCGTGGTCTTCAGGAACAGCTACACAAAGAAATGGAAGAATTGTAAGAGCTTCTTCTACTTTTAAAACAGCCGTTATTCAAGATATATTGATGGATAAGTCAATTGAATATAGACAGTATCAAGCTCTTCAACAAAAAGGAGCTGTGGCTGGAGCAGTAATAGATGGAAAAGGTATAGATGCTAAAGGTGGCGTAGAGTTGACTTTGGCATCTTTAAGTAGCTTTTTAAGGACCAACACAATCTAAGGAGAAGTTATGGCAACAATACGGGCAGAAGTTTGGCTTACTAGAGAAGAGTATAAACACGCTCTTGATGTAGGTTTTGAAAGAAGCGTTAAGCATAGAGATAAAAACGGCGAACGTGCAGAAGGAACTTTTCGCACTGGGCGACAACTTCCTGATATTGCTGGAGATATGCTAGGAGCAATAGCAGAGTGCGCTGTAGCTAAATTCTTTGATACTAAATGGAATGACGATGCTTGGGACTTAAGCGACCACACTGAACGC